TCGAGTTGTGTCTCTTTCTCTTCTTTACCTATTTTGAAACCGAATAGATTTACTGCCATTACTTAATCCTCAATGAAAATGGGGGAGCGTCCAATACTATTTATGACGCCCCACCCAACATAATTAAAAAGCGGATTTAGATACCACCGGCGTTGCCAGTAGTTCCGCCAGATACTTCCCAATAATCGTACTGGAAAGTGACAGTGTATTCTTGAATACCTTCTGTTTCCCATGCTAGGTCGATGGTGCTAACCTCTGTTGGAAAAATACCAACAAAGTTATACTCTCTAAGAAGATCACCTGTTTGCGAATACTGAAGTACCTGAGCGTTTGCTTTGTACAATGATGGTGCTGAACCACCAGTATTTCTTAGGTTGCCTTGAAAAGAGTTAATTGAGTTAGACCACTGTTCCATTGCATTGCGAATTGCAAAGTCTTCATCGTTGATGATCGTTGGTGCCCATTCTGCAAATGTTCTATTACCAGCAATCTTTACAGTGCGGCCGAAGTATGGAACTTCGACTACACCCAAAGTAGCGGCTGGAATCTGAGCGGCTTTGCAGAGAAAAGGTACCTGTACATCAGCGACACCGTTGATTGGGTTCGTGATTTGTACTTGGAACAATGAATTTCTAGCACCACCCGCTTTGAGGGCGCCTGAAAATTCGTTTACATTAAAAGCCATTGTCTTTTCTCCTGTCTACTTTATTTATGTTGCTCTGCCGACGATTTCAGAAAACTCAACGCCAGTTCTTACAGCAACAAAGTTCAACTGGATAAAGTTGATAGAACGAGCAGGCTTAACATAAATGTCACCCACAAATTCGTTATTATCAATGACTTGACCAGTGTTATTCGTTCCGTCACAGACAACTTGGAAGTCCGTGATACCACGGCGACCTTGTACATCTCTGAGGAATGGCTCAACTAAGTTCTTAAACTGTGACCGTGTGAACTCATCATTGAACTCAAAGAGAGTAAACTTGGACGCTGTACTGATTGCTTTCTCAAGTACGATAAACAATCTACGAACATTGATACGATCAAATGCGCTTGGCTGTGCAAGCATTGTCTTATCACCGAATAGAACTGTACCCTGACCTGGGAATGTTACGACAGGATTGATGCCCTTCTTGTAAAGTTCATCTCTATCAGCCTTGCTTGGATTATAAGCGAGTTTGATAACATTCTTGACATTACCACGATTGAAACCTGCAGGACTGAACCATGGATCTCTTGTCAAGTCTGTTTGTACCATTAGACCAGCAGTGTCGCCGTTTAGTGGAACATAACGATAGATATCGTTGTACTTATCATACTGATATTTCCAGCCTGAATCCATGACTGCATATGAGGATGATGGTAGACCATCTCTAAATGCAATAACATCAGCCACTTCTTTACCTTCGTAACCGTTGTTGTTTACAACATCGGCTCTTTCTGGTGAGATAACAGCGACACAATCTTTACGGTGTTCAGCAATATTGTTGATAATATGTGTAGCAACAGTGGAACTTGAGCCTGAGCCAAGAACCAATGAAACATCTACAGTATCAGCATCTTTAAATTTATTGTAAGCAGTAATATATGCGCCATCGCTGGCAGAACCATCTTTACCTTTTGTCATGCTGTTTGTTATTGGCAAATCATTACCTGGGTAATTCGTGCCTAGTCGAGCATTTGTACCCGCTTTTGAAGCATTTGAGTTGTGGGCACCAAACCATACCCATGCAGATTGCTCATTAATAACATCTTTGTAGTATAGACCGGCACCCTGTTCGTCTTTAGCATCTGGCGCCATTGAAACATTTTCATATGTCTCAATTAATGAACTAGACTGACCTGTGATGACACCATCTTCATCAACAATAGCAACATGCAGTGCGTCTCCTTGAGCGTTTACTGTGTTAGCAAATGTTGTAGTTGTTGGTGCCCGATCAAAGTTCGGATAGAACTCCCACTGACGAGTCAATGATGGTGCATAGTTAGAAACTGTGTTACCGCCATATGCTGTTGACAGTGTAATTGTGTTACCAGAAAGAACGGATACTTTACGAGCCTCTCTGTCTGGTCCAAGCAAAATTCTGTCACCAACAACAAACTGTGTCTCTGTGTTAGAAGTGCCTTGTCCGTCACCAGCAAGTGTGACAGTCTTTGAATTGTTTGTAGCATAGTAGTTAGTTGTAACCGAACTCTCCCATGCATTCGCATTGTGACATACTGAAACTTTCAAAGAATTGCCAAGGTCGCCAGGATATTTTGCTACCCAATCGCCATGACCACTTGAATGTGCGTATGTTTCATTATAGTAATCTTCATTACTAATATAAGCGCCTGTGCCACCAGTTGTCGCATTGTTAGCACTTGTAACAGCACGACTTACAAATAGCGAATTGCCATATGCAAGAAAGTTGGCAGCCGTAAAAAAGTCATCAGCGGTGTTTGCATTAGGTTTATTAAAGACAGTTACAAGATTGTCTTCAGTACTAACTAGGACACGCTGATCAACTGGGCCCCACTTAAAGTGTCCTGCGAGGGCACCGGTGGTTGTTGATACGGCAGGCACCACCGTAGTGAGATCAATCTCACTGACATTTACTCCTGGTGATACTTGAAAAGCCATTTTTTCATCTCCTTCTAAGAATATTCAAAATAATCTCTGATTTACTCAATATTTATAAAAACGAGTGTTTAGAACCATGTATCACGATTTCCAGAGTTTATGTACTCTTGTATGTCCTCTGGGCCGTTTAAAACGCCCTCTTCTGGATGTCCATCATCTAGTATTCCAAACGGTAACTGCTCATCCTCGAGCATTTTTATTTTATCTTCGTACATTTTTTGTCTGATATCAACATTTGTTATTTCCTTAAAGTATGACTGTCTTACTAGCCATGAGAACAAAACGCATGTCATCACCAAATCATCATGTGAACCTTCTTCCGCTTGATATGATACACCCTTACCAATGAATGAAGATAATTCCGATATAAGATCCATATCTTCGATAATTAGTTTGTCGTTCTCAATCAAGTCTTTTAGATTAGAACAGCCAATTCTTTTTACTGGCTTTGTTGTTCTAACACCAAACTGTACATTTGATGAGAATCCTCCACTGACTACTTGTCCTGCTCTACCTTTATTTGCTGTAGATATTAGATTCTCATATTCCAAGTCATTATGCATAATATCTGCAACCTGTCCACCGATGTCATTAACTTCGATAAGAACAAAGGCTTCATTATATAGTCTTGCGATAGTGTGTATATAGTTTGGATATAACAGTGGTGAAATATCTTTACTACGAAATTTTGCACATAATTTGTATGGCACCTCTGAAGCATCAAATACTGTAAATGCTGAGTAGTCTTGTCCTACACCTCTTGATACATCACACACTGCAACATATATGCGATCTGCTCTTGGTTCGACATAGATATCAGCACCATTATAATTTCTTAAAGGCCTCTTAAATGCAAGTTGTCGTAGTTTTGTGGGATGAATTAGAGTATTGGCCGATCCTAAGAAGTTACATTCAAATTCTTGATTGAATTGTTCTTCACTGGTGTTAGCAATGGTTTCTTCTTTCCATTTCTCATCACGGCCAGGGACTGATGACCAATGTATTTCGATTGGTATGTATTTACTATTACCCTCTTCAGCATCAGTCCACATCTTGTAGAAATGATTCATACCATTCGGTGTAGAAACGATAATGACTTTTGAAGTAGCACCAGATGAAATTGTCGGGTAAACTGAACTAAAAAATTCTTCAGCAAGATTGTTGCCAATAAATGCAAACTCGTCCAAGAAAATAAGATTGTATGATCCACCACGAATAGCAGATGATGACGTTGCCGCCGCTACAACTTTAGACCCGTTCTCTAGTTCGATATTACCCTTGTTCCACACAACAACGCCTTGTTGTAGCCACTTAGGGAGATATTCATATGCGAGGGTAATTTTGCCTAGAAGTTCTCTAGCCAATGAGCCTTTGTTAGCAAGAATAGCCACATTCTGCTGGTCTTTGAAAAGAATTTCGTGTAGAATATATGCTGTTGTCGTGGTAGATTTGCCCGACTGCCTAGGCAGTTTGCATATCGAAAATCTGTTTGCGCTAAAGGTGCGAACCATCTCTTCTTGAAAATCATACATTTCAAAAGGTATAAGACCCTTGTCTACATTTACAATCTTTACATATTGTCTTGCAAAGTAGACTGGATCTTTCATACACTTCAGATATTCTTCTACCTGATCTTTTGTAAATTCTACAGGTACATCCGCTTTTTTAAGATTTGGATTACCTAGATAGGTCTCAGCCATTCAAATTCACAAACTCACGATTTTTTAGATGAGCCTCTTTTATATTATCTTTAGACTGGCCATAGTAAGGAACTGCATGATATTTCTCAATCATATATTCATTGACTGTTTGATCAGCATAATTTGTAGTTCTTCTAAGTGATCCTAGAATACGACCAAATTTACCCTTTGCATCATATTCATTACATTCAAGAATCATCCATTCATCATCACACATGCCTTTTAGAAATTCTTTGGCAGCCAAGCCATAGACCTTTTCTTCTTTATCTCTAGTGCGTGATTCGGGAGTGTCGATACCGTAAAGACGAACTCTCTCATCTTTTAGCCAAATGCCAAAACCAAGATCCAGATCAATGTCAACTGTATCACCGTCAATAACTTTTACAACTTTACATCTATATGAATACATCATCTTACCTATTTACTGTGTGGTGGCATCTTTGATTCTATAAACCAGACATGCTGCCTTTTGCCTGGATGATATTTTCTCATACGCAACTTTACACCATTGCGAATCTGATTCATTGTTTTTGGATGTACAAAATGATAACTAGCATTTGCTCTTTGTTCGCCTTCAGGAATCATCCATACTTTATCATTACGATTTTTCTTTGCCATTATCTTGCTTTACCTTGTCCACGGTATTTCTTATAACTTGCTCTCTTTTTCTTATTCATCTTGGTAAGAGAGAGCATACCTCTACCGATTGATGTTTTTACTTTTGTGGGTTCCCATGCTTTGGTTGTACCCATCATACTTTTAGCCATCTTCATTTCTCCCATTAACTAATTTTTGCAATTCGGCAGTGCTACCAACAAACAAAGCGTTTGTTACGTTCTGCGGTTTTTCTGCCTCTTCAGTTTTTTTCAAGTCTTTGACCTTCTTCTGTATATCTAGCAGGTCTTTATTTGCATCAACTAGAGTTTTAGTGAGTTGAGATACCACTTCAAACGCTCTAGGATGCTCACTGGCTTTAGCCAATTCTATAAGTGTGTCGAGAGCCTCCGAGCCTTTCTCTATAACACCGTATAGATTTTCTCTGGCATATTTGTAGTCTAAGTCTATGTCTTGGGTATCAGTTTTAGCAAGTTCAGAAAGAACTTCTTTGTCTCTTTCCATAATATCTTCCATCACTTCAAACTGACTTTCAACATTTAATGTTTTATCTAGCCCGTCAGCAACATTATTTTTCATTTTATCTTATAACCGTTGAGAAGTTATTCCCTGTAAAAAAGTTTTCAGTATCAAATGCAAAGCCATAAGCAGAGTTAGCATTGATTTGGCTTCTGTCTACGCTTGCCGCTGAATTTGCAGTAGCAACACCAGCCGCAGTTTGCCCTGGTGTAAGTGTGATACGCTCTTGTTCAAAGTCTGTTGTGCTTACAAGTGTATTACTACTAGGAATGTGAAAGTCAACCTTAGTTCTTGTGATGACCCCTTTATTTGTCACAGGCCCATAAATATAGCCTTTGATTGTAAAATTAAAAGTATAGATAATAGCCCTACGACTTTGAAAGTCTGCTTCATATGTATCTTCAATCGTCATGCCCTGCAATACTGTAGGTACATCAACAAATATTCCTAGAGATGGCACGATCTTTACTGAGTTTGTCCACTCTGGGCGAAAGTAAGGTAGAATCTGTTCTACAACTTGTACAGCATCTTCTTGATTTGCAAACATGCCATATAGTGACATATCAATATTATATGGCGCAGGTGCAAAACCAGAACGCAAAGAATTATTACCAGACCCAACAGATGTTAAACGATTTTGTCTGTTCATCTGTCTTGTAGAATCATAATTGAATCCGGTAATTTCAAACGAAAGTCTAGGTAATACCGTTGCTACTTCTCTTGTTATATCTGGATTTTGTCTAATTCTTGCAAGAAACTTTTCTTTTGGTCCATATGCAATAGGCACACGAATAGTCTGTGTCGCCTCACCAGCATTGTTGTATCTAACTACGTCTACATCATTGAACATATTACCGAACATGACGATGTATTTACGAATAGCACTATGATAATCACTATTACCAAACATTACCAGTCACTCCCCTCACTGAATGGATTCTGTTCAGAGAAATCAAGAAATGCTCCGAGTGATCCTGATGATGTTGTTTCAGTTTGAATATATTCGTTATTTGCTGTAGTGGCAATTGAATCTATTCTGTAATCTTCTGCCACCATAGCATCGCCAGTTTCAAAAACGAGGACATTGCTCGCTTCATCCAAGATGCTAAAGTCTTGCATTACTGTTGAATGGATTGTCTGAATATTATCAATAGCAGGAATGCCTGTATCAAGTTCTTCATGTGAGTATTCAAACAATTCGCATTTCAGATCATACATCGCAAGGTTGCCCATCTGATAGAAAACAGATTCGTCCTCTACAAATTTAATCTCAAACAGGCCGCCGGTGAATGGTAAATAGATAAGATCGCCTTCTAGTGGTCTTGTTGATTCACTACCATCTTCTTGTGTAATAAGAGATCCATTTACTTCCTCTGTAAAACGTCTTTTTGATAATGTAAATGTCATCTCATCACGAATCTCTACGTTAAACTTTGAAAGAAAGTCGCCCTCACCCTCAAAGCCTTCAACATTTTTGATGTAGATTTCAAGTTGAAAATAATCATCAAACTTGGATAGAACGTCTTCGCCAAAAAGATTGTCTTCTTTTACGAGAGTTCTGGGAATGTAATATACATCGTGACCATACATCTTGATAGACTCAATAATTAAGTCTTCAAGTAGAGTCTGTTGGCCATAATGACCAAAATTGTTAAAGAAGAGATTTGTTGGCATTTCTCACTATCCGATCATATCCATTACAGGCATAGAGAACTTAGAAACGATTTCTTCTTCTAGTCTCTTGATTTCTTCATCTGCTTCAGACCAGATTTGCTGGCCATTGAATGTTATACCACCGGGAAGTTGCATGCCTTCAAACTTCTTCATGTTCTCACCCCATTGACGCTTGAAGAGTTGTGTGCAATATTGTCTTAGCCAGTAGTCACCCCATACCTGTGTGTAGGTATCAGGATCAATAACACGATATGCTTCAACGACTAGATATTCTCCTTCGGTCACTCTTGTTTCCCAGTCCATATCAATAAACAGTCTATCCATATGTCTTGAAAAGCGTAGTGGTTGCTTACCAACAAAAATTTCTTCCATTAGAGCAATTCGCTCCATAGATGACACATAGTTTTGGAATTGCCCGTGGGCGAAATCGTATATTTCGTTGAGTGTGATCTGATATCTTAAATTAAATAGGTTGTTTGAATTAAGTCCTGTACCAACAGGAAATAAATTTATGATGCCAGTGATTGTAGTTGGAATTGAAATATATTCATTTGTGATATCTGATGCAGTGACTTGATGCTTTAGAAATGTTCTCTCTGTGCCATCAAAATGATAGTCACGATAAAACTCTAGGGCATCATCAATGCGATCCTGCATCTGATCTTCATCAATATTAATCTCAACTACTGGCGAACCTAGCCTGCGTAAGCAGTAATTTTTTAGTCCTGTGCGTGAACGTGGATTTGCCATAAAAAAAGTCCCAGAAATTGTTGTCTCTGGGACTATTTATATGTTTTGTAAACTATGATTTATAGTTTATTAGATTTCATCTGGCCATGCATGAATTGGTGTAGATCCAATAATAGGTACTCCGTCACTATCAAGTTCTAAATTAAAGAGTACAATAAAAGCGGCAAGATCAGAGGCACCATTAAGTTGGCCTTCAATTGTAGCGCAGGCTGCACGAACTGCCGCACGATAATCTGTTACTGTTGATGGAATTGCATCACCAGTTTCAGCATTTCTTGTGATATACCAATCAGTTTTAGACAACTTTGTATTTGCTGTATTTTTAGTAAATTCTGTCCAAACTGTTTTTAGTCCTTTAGTGACCATTTGATTTCCATCAATATCTAGAATTGGATCACCGTTTTCATCTACTTCATTGACATCTGTAAGACTTTTTGGAATGAGTGTTCCATCATTTTGACGACCCCAATAAAAAGTACTATCAAAAGGATCTTGTGATGGATCATCTTCCCAAACCAATCCTGCATCTGTTTTTTCAGATTCTGTCCAAATAGTTGACCAATTTGTAGGATGAGTGATACCTTCTGGATTTTTCCAAGAACGGCCAACTCTTACAATTTCGTCAGTTTCGTTGATTTTCCAAGGCATCTCTAGTTCTCCTATACCTTAAATTATTTTAAGTATTTATATTACTAATTATTTTTATCTTGCGTTTGCATATTTGAATGGTTGTTCTGCGAAGGCGATGTAGATGTAAGTAGCACCTGAGCCATTAGTGTCTGCGCTGTTATCTCTCATCTTAAAGCCATTTGACGTTAAGTCTAATCGTGGATAAGTTGAGCCATTATATTCTGTGGCAGTGGTATTAGCATAAAGAAAGTCGTTCTTTACATTATAGCCGCTTCTTTTGTTATCCCACATTACCCACTCACCACCTGATGAACTAATTCTCTTAACTAAGACAAACGCAGGACGGAAACCTGTGTGAATAAACGTGCCATCTGACGAACCATTGCCCACATAGCTGCTGAATTTACTGTACCCTTCGACATTATGGAAACAGTAGGCTATTAGGTCATTGCCAGAGCCATTGACTTGAGATGATGTACCAATATTAAAAACGGATGATGAAGGATTAGTATTATTCCAAACTGTACTATCAGTTACGCCTAATGTGTCATTGAGGTAGTTAAAACTTTGACCCGCAGTAAAGCCAGAAGC